TGTCAAGTTAGGATAGAATTTCTTTTGCAATTGAATAGTAAATTCGTTTGTGATGATTGATGGATCACAATTTAATATATCATTTTCTAATTCAGGTGCAATAAATGTTGAATTGAATGTATTTAATGTTGCACTTGCAAAAGTTGTTACTGTATTCGAAATAATAGATTGTAATTGATTATATGAATACTGAGTTTTCTTAGCATCATATAATACATTTGTTGAAATTTTGATATATGTGTAATCTGGATCAATGATTGTTGGTTGAACAGTCAAGATAGAAATTGGATTAATTACAGAATTCAATAAAAGATTCTTTTGTGTATCTGTTAATGCATATGCACCCGCAGGTTTCAATGAAATGAATACTGAACCATATACTGGTGGATTATTTTCTTCGCCACCCCAAACATTGACAGCATCAAAAGCATATCCTAAATTGTTTTGCTGAATCAATGTGATATAATCATCTTTTGTGACTGCACGACCTTGTGCTGAGTATGTTTTTGGTGCAGTAAATTTGATTGAATCGATAGATTCTTTATTTGAACCTGAACTTGCCGCAGTCAATGGATTGACTAAAACTGTGCCGTTGACTGGAGTTGTCAATACGAAATTATTTGCACCGCCAGCCGCACTACCGCTTGTTGTTATGTATGAAACTATAATTGCAGAGCCATCAGTTAGTTGTGATCCAATAATTCCATCACCAAACTGAATTTGATAATATCCAGTAATTGATTCATTCAAGAAAAATACATTTGAATTTCCATCAAGTCCTAGATAATTTGACGTTTGATTGAAAATCTGATACACTGGACTTGTTGGATTAGGATATACTAATACTTGAATTGTTGTTGTGTCGATATTAGCATCTGGCAATACAAAAATTGAATTTGGATTACTTGCCAATGAATATGTTAATGTTTGTGTAACAGGAACACCCTGTTTAATCAAGATGTTACCAAAGTTTGCTGTACCAGAAACTACAGGAACTGTTTGTGAATCTAATGTCACGAATGAATAGTTTCTATTATTGATTGATTCAGACATGAATGTAGAAAATCTAGGCAATGTAACAAATGTATCCGATACACCCGATACTACTAAATTAACTTCAGCAGTAGGTGCAATTGCAGATTTTGGTGTATACGCCAATTCTTTTGCATGAGACACTACAGATGAACGTTGAAGTGCAGAATCTAAGAACATTTCATTTGCAACTTGATTCAAATAAAATGCATTGTATTGTGTATTGTATGTCAAGATGTCTAAAAGAACAGAAAGACCAGAACCTGCAAAGTTATAGTCTTTAAATGTATCTTGACCTTGTAAAAATGTAGTTAAACTACTTTTAATACCTGCAAAATCGAGTTGTGAAATGTTTAGATTTTGGTTATTGGTTGCCATTATCTGCTTCTCTCTAATAGTAGACCAACAACTGTTGGTTGAGTGTTATTACCTATAAAAAATGACAATGTTACATCATATGCATTATTAATTTCATCAGCAGTAACGACTATGCTATTGATAGTTACTCTTGGCTCAAAATTTCTAATTGTGTCAGCAATTTCTTTTTCAATGACTGCTTGTTGTGATGATACGATGTTTTCAAACAAAAACGAATCCAAATTTGAACCAATGACAGGTTGAAATGGTCTTTCATAGTGATTTGTGAGCAATAAGTTTCTTACTGAACGAATGACTGCTTGGTCATCGTAACTTAATGCGATATCTCCCGTCACTGGCTGACGAGTGAAAGTTAAATCGATATCTGAATATATGTTTGATAAAGTGCCCATTATACTATTTATGAAGTTAATTGTGTGGGAGTTGTTAATCTAGATATAATTTTGGGTGTACCAATGAAATTCAAAATTAAATCAGTTTCTGATTGTCCCATGTTATTAAATTGATTTAATATTGTATATTGATTTACAATATTTACTGAATTATTATAAAATAATATATCTTGATTATAATATCCACTTAATGTAGATTCTACATTTGCAACTGCATTTTGAAAATTTTGAGCATCATTTTGACTCATGCTTGAAATATGTACTGTGTATTGATTAGGAATTATTCCCATAGTTTGAGTTGTCACAGTACTATTGAATAATGCACAATAAGCATTCATAGTTGCCGCTAATTGGTTTAATGTGTTTCCAATCAATACACTAGTAAATGAACCTAATATTGGCGCAGTATTTTGAATTCCATCAGTTTGATTTGTTAGATATGCAATCATTTTACCATAACCAATAGCAGTTGTATAATGAGGAGTAGTAGTATCACTACCCATTCCAACAATATTTGATAATCGATTAGTCAAATATATATAATTATTTGCATCTACTGTTGCAATAGTATTTAATGTACTCATTGTATTGTTTAAAATTGTTGTAACAGTACCAGAAACACTAGATGATAGATTTGCGGCAAATACTAATGAACCATTTGCAGATGACCACATATTATTGACTACATTTGCAACTGGATTTTGAAAATATCCACCCACATTATTAGTTTCAATATCACTTTGTTGCCAAGGTGTAATTAATGCTGGCATTAGATTCATTTGTTGAATAACGCCAGATGAATATGTTTGAATTATAGTATTTGCATTTGCATCAGGAAAACTATAATCCAGTAAAGAAAAAAGTCCACTCATAATATCTCCTATTGACACTCTTGATTCGGTGTTGGTCCAGATTCACCTGCTGGTGTTGGATGTGTATGGAATCCATAAATTAGTCGATTAATAATGTCAAAACCAAGAATCGAACTAGAAATTCCATAAGTTCCTAATGGTGCAGAAACTGATACTAATGAATTAATAGCACCTACAGCATTAATTTCAGTTGGAACAGCAACAGGAATACCCACTGAAATTCCACCAAATACAGTCACGAATCCTAATGGTCCAGCACTCATGCCAGTTGCCGCATCAACTCTAGTTAATGATGTGATTTTTTGTCCTGTAATTTCACCATTACATGAAATGTCAGATGTAAAATGTGCACCGCCTACTGAATTAATTGATAATGTTCCTAATAATGAATTTCCAGCAGAAATTGTCATATCACCATTTGTTGTAATATTTGATTCACCTTCAACTGTTTGATAATAATTTCCCTTAATGTGTTGTTCATAGTTACCACCAATTACTTCGGTTTTATTTCCTTTGATGTCTAAATTAACATCACCAAATACAGTAATATTCAACTTACTAGAATTTTTTCCATCTTCAACACCAATACCAATATTGTGGTCACCTAATGTGATTGTATAACCATCTTTTTGAATCTTGATGACTTGGTCACCATCAGGATGCATCTCAATGAATGTTCCTGACCTATGAGATAGACGAACACGTTCACGACCTGGAGTATCATCCATTTCAAATGCATGACCAGATTCGGTTTGAGTGATATGATTATATGGATATTCTGGCTGATAATCAGTATTAGCGGCAGATTCTGGTTCAGTCCAACCAGAAAACCAACTTGGTTTAGATGTCATAATTAAGGTCCTGAAGTATTTTTAGTTAATGCAGATTGTGTACTATTTAACAATTTATTGGCATCAGTAGTAATTGCACCAATTGCATTTTGAATATCTTGTACAGATGGTAATGATCCAGCAGAAGGATCGATGAATCCTTGTAGAGAAGCTGGTGGACTAGATGACAATGCAGACGATGCAGATTTAATAGTTGCTTGTGCTTGACTTGCAGTTGTTTGAACTTGATTTAATACTTGTTGAATTGAACCAGTAGCAACATTTGAAAGTGTTGTTGGAATATTAACAACGGATTGTAGAAATCCAGTAATACATCCTTCAACTAATTTCAATACTCTTGCAGGTAAAGATTCTAAATATTTAATGAGTTCTTCTGTCAACACAACAATAGCAATAATTAATTGTGCATCTTGTATCAACTGTTTAATTTTCTTATAATATTCATTAACAATTTTCAGAACATGTTTTGCATATGAAACTGCTTCTGAAATTTGACCAGATGGATCAAGTCCCAATGCATCAATAGCATCTAAAATTCCCTGTCTCAAATCTTGAGCAAGAGAACTAAAAGCAGTTCTCAATAATGCACCGACCGCAAGTACTGAACCATATAAATGTTGTAATGAGTTATCAACAGGATTTGTTGAAAATCCATCAGTTGAAACTAAACTAATATTCAAAGGTTTAATATTTAATTTGAAATCGCAAACATGATATAAGTTATTATTTGTAAATGCAATATATGAATTGTTTAATAATCCTCTTGAAACTGGTGGAGTAGATGGAGTACCAATTGTAAAAAGTGTCTGCCATGATGGTGGAGTTGGTGGTGTAGTTTCAGTCACAGGCGATCCTGCGGCACCAACTTGATTTGATGTTGGTGCTAAATTAATTCCTAATGGATTATCTGTACTAGCCATATTATTGTCCTTGAATTGTTGCAGTCATACCTGGCATTACGCCCATCATAATAGGAAACTGAGCAGATTCTCCATCTAAGAAGAATCCCATCACCCAATCATTTAGTTTAGGTGATGAAAATGCTTGTGAATTGTTTAATGGATAAATTGCTTGTGCCCATGGTAAATCTTCAGTGGGAATGTTTTGTTTAGATGTGTCTGAACCATCACCATGCCAACCAAAGATTCTGACTTGACATCTTCCTAGTCCTAATGGATCAACTCGATTCTCAATAACACCGATCCACCAAATAAATCCTTCTTTACCTATAAAATTCTTTTGATACATTATGAACTCGCATATGAATTTGTATTTACATTAAAATGTTGAGATTCAACAGCATCTTTAATTGCTTCAACTA